AAATTGTTTTTGTATGTAAAATAAATATTTGATATATAGTATTATAGATGCACTAAAAAAGAGCTTCCCAAGCTGAGGGTCACGAGTTCGAGCCTCGCTTGCCGCTCTCTTGAAAATCAAGCAGTTACAAATAAAGTAGCTGCTTATTTTTTTATATATGCTGAATAACATTCCGCTTTTAGACCCTTTTAAACCCTTTTAATCTTATCTTTGTATGCAAATCCTATGCAAATTTTCAGATTTGCATAAACTAAAAACATAGATATATGGCAACGGTTAAATTCTACCTTGATAAAAGAAGGCAAAAAAAAGATGGTACTTATCCGATAAAGTTGAATGTATTCCACAACAAACAAATAATGATAGCTACGCAGCTAAGTGCATCGGAAAAAGAATGGAATGGGAACGAATATTCTGTGCGTGCACAAAATTACAAGCCGAGAAATATAGTTGCCCGTGGAATAATAAACAAGGCGGAAACAGTAATATTTACTTTAGAGCAACAAGAAAAGTTGAAATCAACTACAGACAAAGCTTTGAAGAAGTTGATAGAGGACGCTATAAGTAGCAAGGTTGAAAATCAAAAGACGTTTCTCTATTATCTTGATGAATTCGTTTCCAAGAAAACCAATCAGGGGACTAAGTCTATATATACAACCACAAGAAACAAGATTGAGGAATACGATAGTCATTGTACTTTTGAGAGCATGGATAAGTCGTGGCTGGAAAACTTTGAAGCGTGGATGGCAAAGACGATGAAGGTTAATGCCTACGCTATTCATTTACGGAACATACGTAGTGTATTCAACTACGCCATTGATGAGGAGTACACAACATTGTATCCATTCAGAAGGTTTTCAATAAAGAAAGAGGAAACCCGAAAACGCAGCCTTACAGCAGAACAACTTAGGTTATTGAGAGATTATCCATGTGAGGAATACCAGATTAGATATAGGGATATGTTCATGCTCATGTTCTATCTCATAGGAGTAAATGCAGCCGATTTGTTTAACGCAAAACATTCTGCATTGGTAAATGGTCGTTTTGAATATAAAAGAGCTAAGACGGGGAAATTATACAGTATTAAAGTAGAACCGGAAGCGCAGGCTATAATTGAGAAATACAAAGGGAAGGATTATCTTCTTAATATAATGGATGAATACGGAAATTACAAGGATTTTCTACATCGTATGGGAATAGGGTTAAAACAGATTGGAGAGACAGAAAGGAAGGGATTGGGAGGGAAAAAGAGTAGAAATCCTTTATTCCCTGATTTGTCCTCATATTGGGCAAGACACACATGGGCCACGGTAGCGGCAGAACTCGATGTTCCCAAAGAGGTAATCGCCCACGCGCTTGGGCATAGTTGGGCGAACAGTACAACAACCGACATCTATATCCGTTTCGATATGAAAAAAGTGGATGAAGCGAATAGAAAGGTTATTGATTTCGTGAACAATATCAATATGTAAATATATCATTATAAATACAATAAAATGTTAATATAAAGATACGCTTCTATATCTATAATATATTGATTATTATATGGTAATGTGTATATCATTTTTATTATATCATCCTTTTAGGCGTTCTTGCTCCCTTTTAGCCCCTTTTAGCGACAGAATGAAAAGTAAATATTAAAGATTGTTCCTTTTCTCCGATTGTGCAAAAAAACATTCCTACTTTTACCCGTGTAACAAGTACGGGATGTTACCAGACATTGATTAAACATTCTCCTTATGGAGGTTATATATGATTGCCTCGTAGTAGCTCGTACCTATTACGGGGCTTTCTATTTAAAGCCAGTATACAATCGGTCATGACGCTGTGTGTGCACCTCTGACCGATGAAGGAACCTTGTAGAGGGCTGTGAAAACGGGGCGGGAAACCGCAGGAAGTACGATGCAAGGAAGCACTTAGAGGATGCTTGTACGGGTGTCACCCCACCTAAAACCTCGAAGCGGATGCAGGTTGATGTCATTCGCCCCTTGAAAGGCTCGGTCGTTATACGGGAGTTTGGAACCATTCAAGAGGAAAGTCCGTTGGCCGTTTGGCTTAATACGTCCAGGTGAAATCGGACTGCCAAATCGCCTAAAGGACACTCTATACCCACGTGGCTGGTGTTGCCGGGAATTTGGGTTGAGTGTATAACCAATAAGCCATGATTAAGAACATTAAAATATGCGCTATAATTGCAATATATTTTTATTATCTTTGCAAAAGCATGTCAAGTGGCATGCTTCCCATACTAACGAAAAGACATGAAAGGACTTACAATCAAACAAGAGAATTTTTGCAACTACTACATCGAAAGCGGTAATACTTCCGATGCCTATCGTCGTGCCTATTCGTGCGAGAAGATGAAAGATAAACAAGTGTGGGAAGAATCTTGCAAGTTGTTGTCCAACCCAAAGGTAGCCCAAAGGGTCAAAGAGTTGCAGGAGGAACAAAAAAACAAATCGGATATAACTAAAGAACGCATTCTACAAGAATTGTCCGGTATAGCTTTCTCATCCATTGCCAGCATGCACAACACATGGATAGAGCGTAAAGAATTTGATGAACTCTCTGACAAAGAGAAATCAGCAATAAAAAGTATATCTACCAAGATATTGAAAAAAAATATCGGAACAAGTGATGCTCCGGAAATTGTAGATGTTGAATATGTGAAGATAGAACTTTATGATAAGATAAAGGCTATTGAGCGTATATGTAAAATGCTTGGGTTTGATGAGCCTACCGAAATAGAGATGAATACCAGCAAACCCATAAGTGTCGAGGAAGCAAAGAAACTGATAGAAAGGCTATGATGGACGGTGTACGGTATCTACAAGCATTTTGTATGTCGGGCGTTCTCAATTACACAAAATTTTTCTTTAAAAGTAAAACAGGGCGCAAATTTGTGGTGAGCAGACACCATGAACGCATATGTAATGCGTTGGATGATGTTATTTCCGGAAAAATTCAAAAACTGATAATCAATATTGCACCACGATATGGAAAGACCGAATTAGCCGTAAAGAACTTTATATCATACGGATTGGCACTCAACCCGTCCTCAAAGTTTGTCCATCTCTCATATTCTGACGATTTGGCTCACGATAATTCAGAAGAGATTAGAGACATAGTTAAATCAGAAGAGTATCAACAGCTGTTCCCGTATGTCCAGATAAAGAGAGGCACAGACAGCAAAAAGAAGTGGAGTACCACTGCTGGCGGTGGTGTATATGCGGTGTCAACAGGTGGGCAGATAACGGGATTTGGCGCTGGAGAGGTGGACGATATAGATGATAAAGAAACAGAAAAAGAAATAGATAGCATATTAAAGGGGGCAAGGTTTTCCGGCGCCATTGTCATAGACGACCCTATTAAGCCGGAGGACGCTTTGTCTGACGTGAAAAGGGAAAAGGTTAACCAACGCTTTGAAACTACTATCCGTAACCGAGTGAACAGCCGAAACACCCCGATTGTAATAATCATGCAGCGCCTGCATGAGAATGATTTGTGCGGCTATCTTATGAAAACAGAGCCAGGGCAATGGACTGTTCTTTCATTGCCGGTCATAGAAAAAGAAGCGGGCGGGAAAGAATTTCCTTTGTGGGAATTTAAACACACATTGGATGAATTGCATAATCTCAATAGAATAAATCCATTCGTCTTTGAAACACAATATATGCAAAACCCTACACCTATAGAAGGTCTCATGTACGGTACATTCAAGACTTATAGGGAAATACCATATACTAACCGTGCCATTCGGAAAAATTATACCGATACCGCAGATACGGGCGGTGACAGATTATGTTCCATAGATTATGTGGATACAGAAATAGGCAACTTTATTTTAAGCATACTATATACGGACGCTCCTATGGAGGTTACGGAACCGCAAGTTGCAGCTTTGCTTGCCAAAGATAGAGTAACCATAGCTAACATTGAAAGCAATAACGGTGGACGTGGTTTTGCCCGAAACGTAGAGCGGCAATCACGCATAATGGGCAATAATGAAACAGAAATAAAATGGTTTCATCAGTCGGGAAATAAGGAAGTTCGAATATTTACCCGCTCCGCTGAGGTTATGAATCTTACATATATGCCGGAAGGTTGGGAAGTGCTCTTTCCTGAATTTTATGCAGAGATAAAATCTTTTAGGAAGTTCGGAAAAAACGCACATGATGATGGGGCAGATGCTCTTACCGGAACCGTAGAAAAACGCGGAGATTTTGAATATGACAGCTATGAGGCTGCGACAGTCGCATTTTCCGGCATTCCAATTGTAGAAATACATCCACTGCTTAATGGGCGTTTTCTGTATGCGAAAGCGTATGTTGTACATGATACAATATATGTGGATGATGCGTATATAGGAGAATTGATTCCCATCAAAGAAATCGCCGCGGTGGTCGCTGGTGCCGATGTAAACATTGAGACTTCGCAGGCAATGCTTCATTATATACGCGATTATAGGGCTGAAATAGGTGATGTGTGGGCAAGGCAAGAAAATACAGGAAAACTTTCTTATATTGAAGCATTTAAGGGGCTAATTCGAGATTTTAAATTCAAGAGAGATAATAAAATGTCCTTATTTATGCGTAATCTAATGGACTATGATGGCAAAGATGTCTATGAAGCAATGTATGTATTGTGTTGTATAGCAGATAGAGTAAAAAGAAAATCAAAAAAATAATCATAAAAATGCTATTAGTTATTTGGAATTAGTCTAAATAATATATATATTTGCACACGTAGGGTCACTACAAGCGTGTGAAGTTGCACGCAACCGTATTAATGGACTAAAACACTAAATATATGGGAGTGGCCGCATTAATTTGCTGTCGCTCCTGCTTTGTATATGGGCATATTTACTAAATTTTGGAAGCCAGAAAATAAAAAGTCTATCCCGATGTATGATAATGTAAATCGGGTAGAAAGAGATGCAGCAGGAAACTACTGGTTTTTGTCCGATTTGTTTGGAAGGCGTTCCAAATGGAAAGTATATTATGACATGACTGACAATTTGGATAAAGCCGGAGCGCTTGTTTCCTGTACGCCTTTCTTCACTGTAGTTGATAAAATCGGTTCTATGATGTCCCGTGGTATTCCTTATGTGGTAGATAAGGATGGAAATGAAAAAAGAACATTTGCCGATATACGTAATATACTCAACGCTCCCAATCCGCTGCAAACATTCTCTTCATTTGTAAAGCAAATTGAAATATGTCTTAAGGTATTCGGCTATTGTCCAATTGTTCTTGTTAGAGCGACAAAAACAAGCACTCCTAAGGCAATGTGGATAATTCCACCTGAGATTTTCCATATGGAAGGAACCGGTAAGGTGTTTCGCCAATACGAACTAAAAAATATTATATCAAGTGTATATATAGACTGTAACGGAACTCGATTAGAGTTGGAGGATTATGAATACCTTGTAATATATGACAGCAATATAGTAATAAATAGCGGTGCGACTGCTGATGTCAAATTTGAGTCCGTTTCAGATAGCCTTTCCCAGCCTATATCAAACTGGGTAGCTTCTATGTCTGCAAGCCATACATTGCTTGTAAATGGTGGTCCTAAAGGCGTGCTCTATAATGATTATACTGACCAGATGGGAAATGTTGCCCTTTCCTCGGAAGATGAAAAGGATATAAAGGACAGATTTAAACGTGATTATGGCTTAGTAAACAAGGAATATCCCATTTTGGTGACACGTTACAAATTAGGATGGCTTCCTCTTGATTTTAATGCTGATGAATTAAAACTTCATGAAGAGGATAAGAGGTGTACAGATAAGATTGCCAATGCAATGGGCATAAATGCCAATCTTTTTACGGATGCCAAATACGACAACCTTGAAAGTGCTGGGAAAAAGGCTTATCAGGACGTAATCATTCCAGATAGCCGAAAGATAGCAGAATGTCTTTCAAAAGCCATATGTCCGGAAGGTGTTTTTATTAAAATTGATTTTACAGATGTTGAATGCCTTCAAACCAATAAGGAGACAGAAGCCAATACATTGGTTAAAGTTGCTGATGCCTTACAGAGATTGATAGATAAGTCTTTGATAACACATGATGAGGCACGTATAGAAGTTGCAAGATACATAGATATTGACCCGGATAATCCAAAAGGAGATTTTGATAGCAATGCAGCAAGCAGTGCATCTGTTGAAAATAACGTCAATAACAGTAAGGAAAATGGAAACAATGACAAATAAATACAAAGATAAGATGGGGATGCAGTATAAATTGTTCTCCATAAACTCGAAGGATGTCCAATATAGCCCCGAAAGCCGGACTATCAGCGGATACGCTGCTGTATTCGGAAACATGGATAAGGCTCATGATATTCTATTGAAAGGTTGCTTTTCAAAAAGTATCAATGAAAGAGGGCCGCAAAGCCAGGCAAATGACAAAATTATACTCCTTTGGATGCACGACATGTCAGAGCCTTTGGGATTTATTACAGAATTGAAAGAAGATGATAGAGGGCTTTATTTTGAGGCGCGCATTGATGAGATTGAACTTGGAGATAGGGCCATAAAACAACTTGAGTCAGGCACGCTTAATCAATTCTCTATTGGCTATGAGTATGTATGGGAGAATTGCGAATGGGATTACGAAAAAGAAGCCCTGATTGTTAGAGAGGTTAAGTTGTATGAAATATCGGTGGTATCAATTGGCTGTAATGGAGAAACCGAGTATTTGGGGTTGAAGTCAATTGAAGACTACGAAAACGCTTATAAGGATTTAAGCGGTGAAATTTCCTTGTTATGTAAAAATATGAGTACAACCAAGCAACAGCGTTTGCAAAAAATTATAGCCAAAGCAATGTCACTTGCATCTTTTAGGCCGGACGGTGTTATGCCTGCTCCACCCAAAGGGATGGAAGCCGGCAGTAATGGCAAAACGGAAGAAAAATCATTATGTAATTTATTAAAACTAAAATCGGTATGAAATTAGGATTTTTAGAACTTATGGACACATCCGGCTTGTCCGAAGAAAACAAGAAGTTTTTTGAATCTTTGGACGAAAAAATGGGAGAAGCCTTTGAAAAACAAGTGAAAGGCTATCTTGCGGATGAAGTGAAATTGGAAGATTTGCGTAAATCCATAAAGGATGCCGCTGATTCCATAAATGACATCAAGGAAAAGGATTTTGCCGGCATTGACAAAAAGACTTTTGAGGAGAAGGTTAATGAATTGGAGAATGCCATTTTACGTGTAAAGGCTTCTACCGAAGTAGGTAAAAACGGGGAGGTAAAGATTAAATCTGTTTATGAGCAGCTACACGAACAGCTCAAGGAGTATATTGCTGCGGACAAGAAGGGCGTTATGTCTCTTGATTTGAAATCGGCTTGTCAGTCGGCTCCCGGCAATAAGTTGGGATTAAATCTTGTGCTGGAAAAGAAAGACGCTGCAACTATTACTTCCGGGGCCCTTGCTCCGCATTACGGACTTGAGGTTGACCCAAATTTATCAGTCAATCCGAGAGCGCAAACCGTCATTAGAAAATATGCAAATGTATCAAGCACAAATAATAGGGCTTTGGTTTATGCGGAATATACAAGCAAGGACGGAGATGCTGCATGGGTTTCTGAAGGTGGGCTAAAGCCTTTGATGGATGCGACATTGACAGAAAAAACAATAACCGTTGCCAAAGTGGCTATTGCTGCTAAATTTACAGAGGAAACGCTGTCGGATTTTCCCAGCTTCGTCAATGAAGTTGAAACGGAAATGGTAAATAAACTTGGAATCAAAGAAGAGCAGGGAATTTTGTCAGGCAATGGCTCTGGTGGAGAAATAAAAGGCGTTGCATCGGATATGCCGGCATTCTCTCTCTCTACTTTCTATGTTGAGAAGCCAAATATGTTTGATGCTCTTGTGGCTGGATATTCGCAAATTGTATCCACCAGCGAAATGGCTTATCGTCCGAACCTTGTACTGATGAACCCATTGGATTACGCGTCCATGCAGTTGGCTAAGGATGCTAACGGTCAATATCTCCGCCCATTCCGATATGGAGATGAATTGATTCAGGGATTGCGTGTAGAAACTACTACAGCAGTGAAACAAGGAGATTTCATCATGGGTGATTTCTCATACTTGAACATTCGTGACTTGTGGGAATTGTCTATTACCTTAGGATGGGAGAATGACGATTTCCGCAAGAATATCGTGACTGTAATCGCAGAGAAGAGGCTGATGTGTTATATCAAGTCGCAATATAAGACCGCATTTGTAAAGGACACATTCTCTACTGTAATAGAAGGTATCACTCAAGGAGCATAAGGAGAATAATTATGGGAAAAGAATATAGAATAAACCTGACTAAGCGTTATAACGTAACATTTGTCAAGGATGGTGTGAAGTATAAAACAGGCGATGAAGTTTCAGTCGGAATGGCTCTTGCGAGCAAGTTTTATGCCGAGGGTAAAATTGAAGCGACAAACGAACTGATTAATGATGCCAGAGCGTTGGGTTGCGAGGAGTTGTTCACTAAACGTAAATCTGCGAAAAAAGATACGGTATGATAATTGACTACGAATCTTTCACCGGGTTGCTGAGTGTCGGGATAAATCCTGACACTGGCGCTCCCTCTATAACAAGAGATGCGGAGTTGGGCAAAATAGAATCATATATTTCCGTATATGAACAGGAATATTTGATTCGTATACTTGGTGAGGATATGTGTAAGGCTTTTACCGATTATCTTAACTCAAAAGAAGATAGCGTTGATGATAAATGGGATAGGCTGCTTGCTATTTTATCAGAAAAATACAGCCCTATTGCTTGCTATATATTTTTCAAGTATATAGCGGACGGTAATTACAGCGTAACAAATGTTGGAACAGTAACCTCTGCCGATGGAAATGCTGTTTCTCCACAAGTTTTGCAAATTAGGGCATGGAATGATATGGTAAATATGAACAAGCGTGTTTATAAACTTTTGCAAGGAAAGGAATATGCTGGTGTATGTTTCAATCCATGTATGTTGCGTAAAATAAACTGTATGGGAATATGAAGCCGGTAAATGATATATTTGCGGACATTGTAAAAAAGGTATCGAAAAGATACGGAAGCAATGTGTCGTTTTTATTCGGAGACTGGGCCTACATAAGCAATCAATTAACTTTATGGGGTAAAAGTCCCAAGACAAGTAAATTGAAGTTTCCTATAATATGTCTTTATTCTCCGTTCACGGAAGATAGAAGTTCTGCCGAGACTGAGGTTAGCCTGGAGTTTATTATTATGGTAAACACTTTGAAAGGGTATTCGAATGAAGACCGGCAAAAGACTTCCTTTGAGCAGGTATTGCGACCTATATACAATATTTTCTTGGATGAAATCAAGAAAGACATAAACATTGTCCGTAGTTACAATGATGTGGTTCCACATTCCTACATTGAAAACTACAGATATGGCAGGGTTGGGGTAATAGGAGAAGACGGGAAACCATTCAGTGATTTTATTGATGCTATCGAGATGAAAAATGTAAATTTAACCATTAAAGAAGTAAAATGTTATGACAACAGATTATAGAAAGTGTCCGGGCGTTGCAACTTTTAATACGGGTAGCTCCGTGTGTGTGCTTGACCCCGGTAAAATAAAAGCTATCATACTGACTATTCACGGTCATAAGATACCTACAGAGAAAACAGCGGAAGCCTTTGAAAAGGCTTGCCATGCAGACCGTCCGGGAAGAATATTCCCTATCAAAACGATTGTGGAATATGCACCTTCCGGTGGAGAGGCGCAAACTTCCGCTACGGGATACGGCCCTGCTAAAATCACAAGCTATTCAGCTAAAAATGATGTATGGACTTTGCAGGACTACGATGCCAGCTTGAAAGCAAACATCATGGTGGCAAAGAATGTGGCATTTGATGCTTATTTTGTAGATGAGAACAACGTCATTTACGGAATGAATGACGGTACGAAAGATTTGGCGGGCATTCCACTGTCCGGCGTTTATCCGGGCGGTCAGGACTGGGATTCTTCTGGCACAGAAGCCAACTTGACTATCGCAACCATGTTCAAGGATTACGAAAAGTATATTAAGAACGCGGATGTGAGAGCTTATGATTTTGATGTCGTTGACGCATTGAAAGGATTGGTATATGTTGATTTGGTATCAACAGAATCAAACAAGTATAAATTGATTGAGCACTTCGGAAATTTGGATATTACGGAGTATTACGGTGAATTACTGGCAAAGAATGCAGAAAAAGTGTTGGACGGGGCGACAAGTGCTTCTTATGCTAACGGGGTCATTACTACCGTTGGCGAGGACTCCGTTACCCTTGCATCTCCCTCTGTATTGCAAGAAGCTGGAATTACGGGTATTGAGGCTTGGACATGATAGTAGAAGGTGTAACATTCAATGAGGAGAGGGTGAGAAATATGAAGAAGAGGGACTTCATAAACACACATAAGAATGTGTTTTTTCTTGACCGACCGCCCGAAGAAAGGGAGAAAACCCTTTCGTCCATCTACGATGATATAGCATCTTCCGGTGCGGCAAGACAGAAAAAAGATGATTGTATATTATGATGGTGGTATCGTTTAATTGGGGGCGTTCATTCGCCCCTAAATTGTCTTGACTATGGCTAACATTATTGAAGCAGAAGAAAATTTCAGACGGTTTGCTACCGGATTTGAACCGATGATACGGGATATTATGGTAAAAAACAGAGAAGAAGTTTCCCAATATATTGTAGAACAACTATGGTCAGGTATTAACGGAAATGACAAACCGTTACGCCCTACTTACTTTAATGACCCGTATTTCAATACCAAAGAAGCGGGGTATTGGTATAAGAACGCCAAAGGCTATGCTGCTTTCAAGCAAAGGGTAGCCCCGCTTATGTATTCTTCGCTGATAAACGCTCCTGTAAGTTCAAAAGGGACGCCAAACCTGATAATTACGGGTGAATTTCACGATTCTATTACAGCCGTACCGATAGATAAGGGGCTAAGGATTGAAAGTGTGGGGATAAGCTTTAGCGGTGATATAGAAAAGAAATACGGACAGGCGATTTACAAGGTCGGTTCTTATGCGAGAAAGGCATTCATGGAAAGGCATATAAAGCAAGGCATTGCGGATTATTTTAGAAAATTCGGTTTATAATGGGATGTGCGTGTGAAAACAAAAAGAGAATGGCAGATATAGCTAAGATGCGTTCGCTTGCAAGAAAAGCCGCAAAGATGGAGGGGAAAGTATATATCCTTTATGAGAAAGACGGGGTTTTCAATTTTTGCCCGAGAGGCGAAATGTTCAACGGGAAACTGATTGAATATGTTTGGTTCTAATTTAGAGAAAATATATCTTTGCTGAAAAATACTCTTATATGGCACAAGAAAGTAAATACGCATACGATGAGGATAGTGTAAAGGCTATCGTTCATTGGGCTTTAACAGCTCAATTGCCCGCTCAAATAGAGTTGAGCGAGTCGGAGAATATATTCGATGTTAAGAAGTACGTACAAGCGAATATACACGATATAAACCAGCATTTCCCCGACCCGTTCTACAATCCGGCAATTGATAGGCTGTACAGATTAAAGGAGTTCGTGGAAAAATGAACAAAGCCCCATTGAAAGATTGGGGCTTTATTTTTTGCTATAATGATACCTCATAGAGAGCACATAAACCGTGATTATTTCATCATTAACTGAATAGATAATGCGATGTTCCGAATTTATACGCCGAGACCATTTGCCGGACAAATCATATTTCAGAGATTCCGGTTTGCCTATTCCGGTATAAGGGTGTTTGGCAATATCTTCAAGCAGTGACAATATTTTATTTATTATAGCCTTATTACCGCTTCGTACAAAATATTGGTATTCTTCTTTTGCTTGTGCGGAAAGTGTTATTTTGTACATACAACCCGATTTAAAAAGTCTGACATATTTTCTCCCTCATGTTGAGAAACGCAATTTCCATTCTTAATATCTTCTTCCCCTTTTCTGATAGCTTTCATCGTTGCCGGAGATTTCATTATATATTCAGTTTCTTTAATGGAGTTGTATTCATCTAAAGATATGACAACAACGCTTTCATTGCCGGCACGGTGCACCAGCAACGGCTCACTGTCATTTATCACACCATCGAGATAGTATTTAAGGTTATTTCTTAGTTCTGAATAGTTGGCTGTTCTCATAATTTACTTGTTTTTATTGTTTTGTACAAAAATAGGTACTTATTTTTGTACTTACAAGAAATGGTGAATATATGAATTTAATTTAGACTAATTCTAAATAATTTTATATCTTTGCGTTATCATGTGATGTTGCATGACACCCAATATTAGGACTTATGGCAAACGAATTTATAATTACCGATTTAGTCGACAAAAAAGCCGTACAACAATTAAAGGAACTCCGTCTTGAATTTGATAGTACAAAAGGGTCTTATGTGGAGCTTGCTAAGGAGTTGGCGCAAGGAGTAAAAACTAATCCCAAAACATTTGATGAACTTTCCCAAAAAGCACGTAATTATACCTCGCTGTTGGAGAAATTGAATAAGACGCAAGAAAATATGGCATCTATTCAGGCGAAACAACTTACCGTGCTACGTCAAGTATCCCAGCAACTAAATTCAATGTCATCTTTGCAAAAGTTAAACCTTCTGTTTGAACAGTTCGCTAAAAATATCAAGAATGCAAGTGATATGCTTGCCGGATTATCTTCCGTATCCAACCAGGTGTCTTCGGCGCAGGATAATGCGGCTAAAAGCACCCAAACAGCAAGTAATATAATAAGCCAGGCATCCACTCAATTGCAGGCGGCAAATATGAACTATGCTGCCATAATCGACACCGTACAGGCATATGATGGCGAAGTTACTAAGTTAACGGCTGATACCATAGCCAATAAAGAGGCTATGAAAAAGATTGATGCGGATATTAAATCTCTTGCAAAATCTTATAAAGACGGAGAAATTACTTTGTCTGAATATATAAGGCAGTCTTCGCTATTAAAACAAAGGCATACGGAACTGATGGCGCAAAATCAGCAATATTCGACTTTGATAAAAAATCATTCCACGGCAATTATTTCAGCTTCCGGCAGTTATTATGAAATGAATGCCGCCATGCTTGAATTGCAGAAAAGGTATAAGGCGTTGAGTGAAGCTGACCGGGAAAGTAGTGTCGGGAAGAATTTGATAGCGCAAGCCAATGCTTTGAATAATAAGTTAAAAGAGATTGACTCTCAATTTGGGAATTATCAAAGGAATGTAGGTAATTATGCGTCCTCTTGGAATGGTTTGCAGATGAAAGTTCAACAAATAGCCCGTGAACTTCCTAATGCGGCATTAGGACTTAATATGTTTATTATCGCTATATCTAACAACTTGCCCATGTTGATAGATGAAATAAAAAGAACGTCTGATGAAGTCCAAAGGCTAAGAATGGAAGGGCAAAAAACGGTTTCTGTTTGGAAACAATTAATGGGGGGTGTATTTTCTTGGCAAACAGCTGTAGTTGTCGGTATTACAATTTTGACGGCTTATAGAAATGAAATATCAGATTGGGTTGAGAGTTTGTTTAGAGGAAAGAAGGCATTGGATGAAATAATTTCCGTTCAAGACAAATTAAGGATAGCTCAAAAAGGAGCTATTCGTGATACAATAGAAGAACGTATCAAATTAGAACTATTATATAAGGCTGCCACCGATAATAAAAAAGCTATGGAAGAGCGTATCGTAGCTGCAAATGAATTAAAAAGTACTTTCCCTAAATTATTTGATAATTATACAAAAGAACAAATAATGACGGGGAATGCAAAAGACGCATATAGATTATTAACAGCACAGATTATCGCTACTGCCAAAGCTAAACGGGTAATGAATGAAGTGACAAAAGCCGCAACAAATTACGAGGAAACCGAGTTTAAACGGCTTAATCAAGTTTATACTGTCGAAAAAGCACGTGCAGAATATCAAAAGTTTGTAGATACGGGATTATCGAGAACAGAAGCAGGTATAGATGCAAAAAAGAAACTTGAAGCGGAAGAAGCAACTTTGAAAGCCTTAAAAGAGCAAAGTATTCAGTATAAGAACCAAATGAATGATTTGGAAAAATTAGTAGATGTAAAAGCATTGGTTAATGACCCGGGTAAAAATAATAAAGCTTATGACGATGAAAAAAAGAAAGTGGAAGAATACGCTGAATATATCAAGAAGATAACAGAGGATTTATCCAAATCTAAAATAGAATTGATAGCTGACGGTAGAGAAAGAGAAATAGCTGAAATCAGTAAGGAATACGATGATAGGATTAAAGAGATAAAGGGTAGGACAGACGAAGAAATAGAGCTTCGGAAAAATCTTGAAACGCTGAAAGGAAAAGCCATTGCGGAAATAAACGATAAATACGATAAGGAACTGCTTGAAATAGAAAAAACAAATCTTGAAAACAGATTGGCTTCCATTGGGGAAAACTCGAATGAAGAATTAGACAAAAGGCTTAATCTCCAAATACAACTCAATAATATGATGCGTGATGCGGAAATAAAGGACGCTGAAAAGAATGGAGAGGATGTTGTGGCGATACGTATGAAGTACATGCAACGGGAAAATTCTCTCATAATGCGAAACCTCCAAGAAAGAATTGGGTTGATTGAGGCAAATACTGATAAGGTGGTAAACGAGCAGGAAACATCCGCTTTGAAAGAAGCCAATATCATAAAAAAACAATATGCAAATGGCGAAATAAGCAAAGAGGATTACGAAAAGAAATTATATGATATTGGAGTTAAGTATGCTAAGGCGCGTCTTGAAACACTTATGAAAGAGGCGGAGGCTGAAATGTCCCTTCTTGACCCAAATAGTGAAAAATATCAGGAGTTGGAAGATAGGTTAGCCAACCTTCAAGCACAGATAAACGGAATAAATTATGATGACGCTACCAAGAAACGGGAAGAATGGATAGACAAGTTCAAGAGCGGGCTATCAGAAATGAATGATGTGGCAAGAGACGCTCTTGGAGAAACAGCCGGAATATTCGAGGGGTTATCTGATATAATGGTTGATGTAGCAGAGGATGGAAGGTTAAGTTTTGAAAACATGGCGGAAGCCGTAGGGAAGATAGTATCAGGCATCACTTCGCTGATGACCGATATATATGATGCCCGGATAGAAAACGTTGAAAAAGAACAAGAAGCCAACGATGAAGCATACGATAAAGAAATAGAACGTATAGAAGCCCTTGAAGAAAATGGTGCAATTTCCACCGAAGAGGCAGAAGCTCGCAAACGTGCAGCCGAAGATAAGACAGCCGCCAAAAATGCAGAGCTGGAAAAGAAAAAAGCTGCATTACAAGAGAAGCAAGCCAAATGGGATAAAGCAAATTCTATTGTTCAGGCAGGAATAGCAACCGCTTTAGCTGTGACAAAAGCACTTCCAAATTTAGTTCTTGCTGCATTAGTCGGTGCTATGGGAGCCGCCCAAGTAGCCCTAATAGCAGCCCAACCCATTCCCAAATATGCCAAAGGAACAAAAGACCATCCCGGCGGTTTGGCAATAGTAGGTGATGGCGGCAAGAAAGAGGGTATCGTAACTAATAACGGGCTTTTTATCACTCCTGATAAGCCGACATTGGTAGACCTTCCGGCGCATGCGCAGGTAATCCCTGATTTGTCATATATCTATGACCGTAGAGGACTTACATCGGATTATGGTTTATTGGAACAAAAGCTAAAAAATATGAGAGAAGAGGGGATTGTTGTTAATGTAAACAACGATTACAGCCGACTTGAAAGAAAGATGGAAAGCAATACCAAACAATTGCAGAACATTGGTCGGATTATGAAGAAAGCCAACCATATTGCGGATTATAATTGGATTTCAAGCAGAGTATAAGATATGATATATAATGACTTAAACAAAATATGCCTTTCCCGCTTTATAGACATATTTCTGGGGGATATTGATAAGGTTGTTCAAGGCGGAAGATATAGTATCAGAGAAAAGGCTTTGGCGGCCGAGAAGCTATGCAATGAATACTTATCAATAATAGGGGGAACGTCTGTTTCCGCCCAAATAAACCGGAAAAATGAAGTGCTGAAAATTCAAATCCGATTAAATTGTCTTGCCATATGTCAGGAACTCATTTCTTCCGGAAACTGGAGTGATGCTGTAGAAGTCATGTCTGCTTTGGGTTATAAATTCAGAGAGGACGAACATGATAAGATAAAGAACCGGATAAGCAGCGTTTCCGCTTCTGACAATTACCGCCTTGCAAAATTGCAGGAAACATTTCCGGATATAGGGAAAATAAAAATGGATAGGGAATATTTTACCAAAGAACGCGTTTCTTTAATGTCCCATGTAAAAATGCACATTGATGAAAACACGTTCTCCGCCAAAGAATATGCCTATATGGTCAGGCGTATGTGTGATGACATAGATGCCATGATACGTTCAACTTCAAAAAAGAAATAGATATGTATTACAGATGTGAACTGTTGATAGGCGGAATGACATATGACGCCACAAATGAGCTTGTTAATTGGGACGATGTAGAGATGTCTTTCAAGAGAGGGGATTATGACGGAGTTGTTCGTAGTTTTTCCACAAAATTTGAGTTTGCCAACGGCGCTTATTCGCTATTGCTGAAAGAATATTTGTCGAATTACCTGAACTCATCCGCAACACTCGTGTTTTATACCCGGAATAACTCATGGCTGTTAAATGAAAAGTTCAGATGCGCTTTGGACTACTCCACATTTTCCTACAATGATACGACGTGCGAAATAAATGCCGTCGACAACAGTCTCGCAAGCTTGATTAAAGCAAAGAAAGGCACGCAGTATGAATATCCGGTAAAAGAAATAAAGGAGTCCCAACCTTTGGATTATGACAGATTGTTGATGAACAGTGATATAAAATGGTCTATACCAAGTGACGCAGAGGAGCCTAATGTTTCCCATGTAATGACTGCTTATCCTAATGCTTATTATACTATTCCTTTTTATATGTTAGGACAACCGGAAATTGCGACAAAGGACATTGTAGAGGTTTTTGATACGGCTGAAAACCGATTTGAAAGTACGGAAAGTCTATTCGGAGAATATCTGTTCAAAAATATATCTGACAGGGATTTGACCATACGAATAAAAGTAAAATTCAGTGTATTCATTACGTATCAGAGACCAGGCGTATCCTTCCCGATATATATACGGCTTTCCTCTTATAATGAAAATAGTAAAGAGCTTAAAATATATTATCAATCCGCTACAATTCAAACATTTAATACATACACTGTCGATATTGATGAGAATTTGACAATATCTCCAGGTGAGATGATTAATTTCAATATAGCACTTGCAAAATCTGACCCTATATATCAAAATTTTCCCGTTAATTTTAAATTCAACAGTCTTGACACACCGTTAAATATAAGTTTTTCCGAGCGTGGAAAATCTGTAAAAATAGATTGTATCAGTCCTAAAGTATTGCTTAACCGTTTACTGAGGTCTATAACTGATAAGAACAATGTAACGGGTGAAATCGCCACCGGAGTAGATGAGCGTTTAGACATGGCGATGATAGTTCCGGCAGAAAGCATACGAGGACTTCCCAATGCCAAAATATATACATCTTATACCAAATTCGCCAATTGGATGAGCGCGGAATTTGGGTTTGTCCCTGTAATCGGTGACGAGAAGGTGACATTTGTTCATCGTGATACTTTATTCCAAGATACAGAAATAAAGGACTTGCAGGACAGCACTTCCGATTTGGAATACAATGTGAATGCCGGACTGGTTTATTCGGGGGTAAAAGTCGGGTATGACAAACAGGATTACGACAGTGTAAATGGTCGCGATGAATTCCGCTTTACCAATGAATACACCACCGGCATTACATTGACAGATAACTTATTGGAATTAGTTAGCCCATATAGAGCCGATGCTTATGGTATGGAATTTCTTGCGGAAAAAAGAGGTGAAGATACGACTGATAGCGACAGTGATAATGATATATTCTTTGTTGGAGCATCACTTGACGGAGAAAAATACAAGCTTGTAAGGGATGGATATATAATATCCGGTGTCATATCTCCTTCTACCATGTTCAATGCCATGTATTCCCAAAGGTTTATGATTGAAGCAAACGCAAGGTATATAGGTGCTTTTGCCAACGCGTTGGAGTTTACATCATCTGACGGTAAGAGTGATGTGACAATCAATGGAGTTAGCGAAAGGTCGAGCATTGTATTGGGAAACAAACTGTTCACGGTAGGAGAACTTTCCGTCAAGACCGGAGATTTGGAAATACCGTCAGACTTGACGGGTTACATTCGGGTGGAAAAGAACGGGCGTATCTATAAAGGCTACGTAAAAAGTGCAAGCTATAATTATGGACGACCGGAAGCGGTAAAATATTCTTTGATAGTCAAGAGTGTGGATTAATAGATGAGGAGATTTCATATAAGTCTATCAGGCACTCGTTATTTTACAATGTATTATTTGGAATTGGTCTAAATAGTATGTATATTTGCGCATGATGTGTGAAGTTGCACATCACTATAAAAGGACGAAAAGACATGGTAAAAGTTGGTGATGTTTGCCCTCTTTTTTTCTCACCTGTAAAAGATAAGTTTGGGCTTGATATGGACTATATTCAGAAGTTCCACGCTTCTGATAAAATCCATATACAGGTATTCACTAATGCTTCTGAGGAAGTTTCAGCGAGCCTGAACAATCTTGCCGCAGGAAATTCTACACCAATATCACTTTCCACATATAATCATAATGACAATGTAGTGATGTATTACGCCATTCTTCGAGACTTGGAGGATGCCGTATATACGGTTACAATCAACGAAGATACATCAGAACCTTTTATCGTATGCTCCTCTGATGACTTGTTAGAGGAAACTGTGCTTATCCGTTATTCCCATAAAAGCAATAACTCCGCTTTTGATAACATATTTTGGGTAGATGATATTCAGCAAGTATTTAATTTTCGTGTGGAAGCAGGATTTAAACCTGGAGGATATTCCCCTCGAATAGATAATGAGCAATATCGCAACCAAATGCAAGAGATAGAAGAATTATACGCAGTACCTTATGATGTATATAATCTTACAATAGGAAATTCAAACGGTGTCCCTTATTGGTTTGCAAAACACATAAACCGTATTTTATGCCTTTCTATGGTGGAAATTGACGGGACAAGATATGTCCGTTCGGAAAGTTCTGTTCCGGAAATGACGCAAGTTATTGAAGATAGCCAGTTGTTCCATATAAATATGGCTCTTGAATTACAGAATAACGATATTGCAGGTATTGGCGGCTCTCCTGAAGCTGGTTCTTCCGCCTCTTTCCCCGCATTCCTGATAGACCACGCCAAAGATGGAGAGATGTTGCAATTCAGCGCAGAAAAAGCTGCATTTACTAATGTTGATAAGGTTGAGGTATGAAAAAAAGGCTTAGTAAAATATTATGGTTTGGTGATGCTCTTAATGAAAACAATCAGGCAGCTCCCCCTGCTTTATCTCCGAGTGATGAAGAGCATTTACAAGGTCTGAATCTCGGGGAAATATATATATGCGTCGCAGATGCCGACCCAGCACTGTTCATCAGGACTTCCGCCGACCGAATTGTCTACTTTAAGGCTCTTGATATAGAGGCTTTATCCAAGTTCTTTATAAGAAAAGACAGACCGGACGAAGCTGGATTTTTAATAAAGTTCTTAGGCGGATTATTTTCAGACTACATCCAGTCCATGAACTTTTCTTCCGGTGCTCTCGGTGAAGGCTTTGTCATTAAAGTAGACAGCAAGACGGGTAAATCCTACATTGAAGTGGACGAACTCTTTGTGCGTATCAAGGCGATGTTCTCCGAACTGGAGATAAAGAAGCTCTCTTATGCAGGCGGAAACTACATGTTCACCGCTGCCGGAATGAAATGCGGAAAGGTGGAAGAACACGAGGATTTTTGGCGTTGCTTTCTTTTGGTGGATGATGGAGAAACGGCTATCGAGAACCCGTTCAAGGAAGGTGACCAGATACGTTTCCAAGACTTCAATCTCAAACCGGGTGTCTACGAGAATGTATCCAACCGTTACTATTGGCGCTTATGTGTCGGCGTTGGTGAGGATTACATAGACCTTAGCAAGACGGACTGTGATGCAAACAGCGACATACCACAGGAAGGCGATAGCCTTGTACAGCTCGGAAACAGAACGGACAAGAAGCGTCAGAACGCAATCACCTTGTCCGTGTATGGCGATGATGCACCGAGTATCCATCAGTATGCCGGGATAGATTCCTATTCTTTAGCAGGTAAGGAAGTGACGGTTATCAGTCCGCAAGGCAACAAGTTCATGGGAGACTTTATCTTGAAAACGGGAATAAACATTATGACCCAGTTCAAGATATTGGAAGACTTGATTTACTCTGAAATTTCCAAAGTGCTTGACGAGGTGCAGGCAAAGGATAATTATCTGTACAATGCATCATTTGCAAGCAATACGAACGGTTGGGAGACAAAGAACGATGTTCGCTTCTTTACTGTGAACGGAAAGTTCTTATTGGTTAACGACAAGTTCTATTCCCGCAAGGATGCCATGGCTGCCGTTATCAGAGACGGGGATAGAAACGTGCTTCGTATTCTTTCTTCCGGAATAAAACAGTCAAATGCGGACTTAGCCAATAAGCCGACCTATGAGGAAGGAGAAGAACCGAAGAAGTTCTTTATCTCTTTTCGGTATAAGGTAGCTACAGCCGGAACGCTGACAATAGGATTTCCCGGTCAGAACCTGCATTTCACCGAACGTCTTGAACCGAGTGAGGAATACGCAATGAAAGAGTATTCCGGCACATGGGACGGAACGGGCGATTTTGAGTTGAAGTTTACGGGGGATATATACATACATTCGCTGGCTCTTACCGAAAACGCATTCGAAGATTTATATACAAAATTGAGTTCCGAAATAGAGCAGACAGCGGAAAGTATCAGGTTGGAAGTAAAGGAACTCTCAGAAAGTAACAATCAAAGGTTCTCACAGATTGAGCAGACAGCGGAAAACCTCAAATTGTCTGTTACAAAAATAGAGGAAGATGTAACGCAGTTGGGGCTGGACATCAATGGAGTTACCGATGAACTTAAATTATATGTCAAAAAGGACGGATTAGGTTCAGAAATCAATGTGGCACTTGATAACATTTCCGTGGTTTCCAAAAACATATACTTTACCGGAGATATATCCGCCAACGGGAATGTGTCTATTCAGGCAGACGGGACAATAAAGGCTATTGGTGGATATTTTGAAGGAGAGATAAATGCAAACAGCGGGGTGTTTAAAAATGTAAGAACTCCTAACAACTCTTTGGTGATAGACGAAAATGGGAATGTTAGCATTGTTGGCAAAATATCAACTGCTTCGTCAGGCACAAAAATAGAAATAGACCCAAATACTAATTCTATTCGGATGTATAATCAAAACGGTAAGGAAGTGGGAGGTATTAATTTTATGGTTGAAGAATGGGGAGGTTCGAATAATTACTATCCCAAAATTAGGTTACATACATATCATGGAGACGAAGAAATTTCTGACGTAAGCTTATCGGGTGGAAACATGTCAATATCGGTAAATATGGGAGGACATAATTATTTCTGCAATTTAGAGCCTAGAGCGGGCCTTTTCTTCTATAAAGACAATATTAGGACCAAATCGTATCCAGCAAATTAATAAACGCAAAAGTTATGAAAAAGATAAATTTTAAACAATTACTGATTGCTACGGACATTACCCGTAAGCATTGTGAAAATATAGATTGTAGAGAGAATTTTGCGAATGTATTATACCGGAACGGTAACGGTATCGCATCGCATGCACTCGCTTTGAAGATATACAACTCCAATGAAGAGACAGAGTATACCGATGAAGAAGCATCCTTGATACAAGAGCATGCAAATGCTTTTTGCAAACCTTTTTTTATTGACGCGCTCAATCGTGCTATCAACAATCAACCGGAAGAAGCAACCGATAAACAGGAATAATTATGGCTTGGACAGAACAGGATTTACGAGAAATAGAAGATGAACTAAAAAAGGGTTCACAAGGTGTTGGCGATGTGCCGGAAGCGGAAAGTTTGGACGGTATCACATCTCTGCCCGCATATCAAGAAGTAGAGGGGCAGGACATGCCGAAGATTGTACGTGCCCCACTTACATTGTTAGCCGCTCCCGCTTTGGAAGCTGCCGATAAAGCAAATGCAGCCGCTACTAAAGCAGAAAGCGACGCCACAGCAGCACAGACAGCCGCAAATTCCGCTAATGAGAAAGCAGGACTGGCGGCACAAGCTGCATCCAATGCCAACGCAGCTAAAGAAGGGGCGGAAGCGGCTACCCAATCCGCAAACAACGCTGCATCCAATGCCGAAGAGAAAGCCGCCGCCGCTAATACAGCCGCACAAGATGCCGAAAAGGTTGCCAACAATCCGACATACATCGGCAAAGACCACTATGTCTATGTGTATAACAAGGATACGGAAAGTTTCGACAAGACGGATATTTATTGCAAGGGTGAACCGGGAAGCTCTTTCCGTGTAGCCGGCGAATACGCCACCCTTGAAGCCTTGAAATCCGCTGTTCCCGATGGTTCGGCAGTTGACGGGTTCATGGCTGTAGGTACGGAAGCTCCTTATGATTACTACGCATGGGTGAACGGCGAATGGGTAAGTCAGGGGAAGATTGGCGGCATGGACGAGGCACCAACTGATGGAAAGGCATACGGTCGTAAGAATGGGGATTGGGCGGAAGTTCCCGAGCATTTAAATCTTACATCAGAGAATTTAAACGATATAAATGGAGCAGGGTTTGCTACGCAGAGAAGCATTGCTGATTACATATCACCTGAAAATAATTATCCTATTAATGAGAATGGAGCATTGATTTTCGCAAACGCCAATTATGGTCGTTCTAATCAAATCTATGGCTCTTATCTAACTAATAGATGGTTTGCAAGAGGTGGTGGTAATCGACATGGCGTTAGGACTAATTGGAAAGAGTTTGCATTTACGGACGACGTCCTCACCAAGACCAACACTTCATCATTCACCCCTACGGGCGATTACCAGCCTGCAACGAAGGAGTATGTGGATAATATCGGTTATGGCAAAGTTATTGATGTTGCCGATGGTTCTTTGTTAACTATCAATAAAAATATATGTGATACAGAAGCTTATGACCATGTTGTTAAAATATTTGGTTCTACTGATGTTATTAAGAATATGATTATAGATATTTGCAATAACCATACTAAATATTATATACATAGTTACTCAAACTATAGAAATTGTATAGAACTTTCTTCTGTTTATACTTATTATACTGATGAAGAAAGATATGAAATAGAATTTAATATTAGTTATTATACTTCTCAGGGACCTGTTTCTAAACGAATAGCAATAGCATTAAACTTATTTGATGACGATAAAAGTGAGGATAGACTTTTTATTGAAGATATTCTTGTATCCGACAACCTCACCACCATAACCAAGAAAACCGCTGCCGAGTACGAGGCTATTGGCTCTAAGGATGCCAATACAGCATATTGTGTAACCGATTAAAACAACAATTATGAGTAACGAAAACAGTAATCTTAGAGTTGGTTCGGCTGGAGCCGGGCTGTTTGTGGGTAGTACTGAAATCTTGGGTGGTGGAGTAGCAAATTTACTAAAGGAGATTACCATTGCATCTGATTTTGAAAATCAAGCCTATGCAAGTAGGATTTTGATTGCCAACTTTAGTGATAATGATGGAATAACTCTTGAAAGAGAAGGCTCTCCGACTATCATTCCTGCACGCCACATAGAATGGTATAGTTTAAATGCAGAAGCAATGGACTATAATGTTTATAATGACGGTGATATAAACGTTAGATGTTTATCGGCTCATGTTGGCAATGGGGCTGGTAATCCCCAAATTGTATTTGAAGATGTAACAGTTGAAAATGGATTTAATTGTATAAACTGGACAAAGTATTTCACAGTGCTATTAATATTTAATGCTATTTGATATGAAAACAATCTACTTAGACAACTGGCTCGCCAAAATGATTTTGTTTGGTAACTACACAACGATAATGTTCTTCGGCTTTATCTTATCCATTCTGAAAGAGATAACCGCCGAGATAGAACGCCATGAGCGTACACATCAGAAACAGTTCTTCGAGTGCATGGAGATAGCGGCTATCCCGTCCGTATTGTTGGCGTTCCATGTCAGTGCGTGGTGGTTGCTCCTTATCCCGCTATTCTATTACATTCTGTATTTTGCTGAATGGTTTGTGAGCTTCGTGTACCACTTGTCCACGGATGAACGGATAGGTGGCGGCAAGGTAAACAATAACGCTTACCGTGCAAGTGCGTTTGAGATGGAAGCCAAACTGAACCAAGACAATCCGAACTATCTGAAAGAGCGGAAGTGGGGAGCGTGGTTCCATTATTACGGCAAGATATAAAAATCCCGTCCTACTCTCACGAGCAAAACGGAATGACAGTAGTTCGCTTATTTGATAAGAGACACAAAGATATGAATAATTGACAAATAACGATAAGATGAAGAATAACATTATTACCCAAAGCATACCGGGTGGTTTCTCGGTAATAGCAAGCAGTTTTATTGCACAGTCATTGGAACACATGATACCGTGGCTGATAGTAACATTTTCAGTCGTTGTATGCGATTTAATGTTCGGGATAAGGAAATGCCTGCTATTGGGTGAAGAAGTACGCTTTTCTGGTGCTGTGCGCCGTACTATGGGTAAAATGGTGACATACTTTGCCTTTGTCTGTATGGTGGTGATGATAAACATTGCTTCCGGCAATAAATGGAATATTGATGTGTATTCATGCTTGTTTGTCTGCTTCATAGAGTTCTGCTCTATCATAAGTAATATCTTGAAGCCAAAGGGATATAATTTCAATTTACTGAAAGCGTTGGGATTATTCGGAAAGAAAGTGCTCGATGTCGAGAAAGAAGATATGAGTGAAATAATAACTAAAGATAAGGAGTAACAAAATGAAAAAGAAACTGATTATCGCAGCGATTGTTATCGCTATCATCGTGGGAGTTATGCTTTATATGCACTACACACCGTTTTGGGTGAACTTGACTACTGTCGTGTCATTCGGTGTCGGTGTTGTTGCTGGATGGGTGGCTCGTGTGGTTTATGACAAATATTTCAAGGAGGACGTGCAGAATGAAAATATTGATTGACAACGGGCACGGAAGTAACACTTCGGGCAAGTGTTCACCGGACGGAAGATTGAAAGAGTATGCGTATACCCGTGAGATTGCCATACGTTTGGAAGCCGAATTGCGCAAACAAGGCGTTGATGCCGAACGTATCGTCAAAGAGGAAATAGACGTTCCTCTATCGGAGCGTTGCCGTAGGGCGAACGAATACAAGGCAAGTGACACAATCCTCGTATCTATCCACTGTAATGCAGCGGGAAGCGGCTCTGAATGGATGCAGGCACGTGGTTGGGAAGCGTGGACTTCGACAGGTCAGACGAAAGCCGATAAATTAGCTGATAGCTTATATGTGGCAGCCGGACGACTTTTGCCGGGTATGAAGATACGCAAGGATATGACGGATGGCGACCCTGATAAGGAAAGCGGATTCTACATCTTGAAGCACACGAAGTGCCCGGCAGTCCTTACAGAGAACCTATTCCAAGACAATAAGGAAGATGTTGGCTTCTTATTATCGGAAGAGGGGAAGCGGGCAATAGTGGACTTGCATGTGCAGGGAATTGTGAACTATTTGAATAACTCTAAAAAGTAAACATCATGGCAGCAGAAGTTTTATCATTTCAACAAGAAGAAGGCAAAACAGCGTATTACGCAACGTTTGTCAGTGACGGTAATCCCGTTACCATACAGATAAAGAACAAGGGCGGATATGTAACCGCTTTCGCAGGAATTGATGATTTGGAACCCGTTCCGCTTTATCCCAACGCATCCCAATATAACGGTGCGTCCAATACGATTTTCCGCATCGCAGGGATAGCGAATGGCATAAACGTCACAATCAAGAGCGCTACCGAAGTATTGGAAGCCAAAATGATTAAAGAGGGATAGCCTATGAACCCAATCACTATCCCCAACATCAGCATCTCGACAATCGGTATTCCTACTATTGGTATACCGTCTGTCGGTTTCCCGTCCGCTTCGGGCGGTGGCGGTCTTTCATGGCCCGCTGGTATGAAAGAGCACATCAAGGCTTGGTATGACCCGAAGAAGCAGGGTATGACGAATTTCGATGTGATAGAGGCGTATGTGGAAGACTTTAGTAAAAATCCATGGAATAATAAAACAGAAAAATATGTAGGAAATCTTACTTCTAAAGCTCTAACTGTTACCGAAGTTCTTGTTAGAAGCGCATTGATATATACGAACATTAAACCTTATAATTTCAAAGTTCGTATAACAGGATTAATAAATAATCAAAAAGTTATATTTGGTGATGATACATCTGCATATAGAGCACTTATAGTTGATAAAGATGGTATTTATGATATTAATTGGGAAGATAATCATAAAGCTTATTGTATTTGGATGGATTTTATCGGTGAATGTAATATCACCATCACCCAGTTACCCACTTCTATTCTAAAAGACTTTAGCGGCAACGGTAACCACGCCTATCTGTACGGCGGTAAGGGGAAGCTGAATAGCGGAATGGGAGTGTATAAATTTGACTTTCTTTCTGACTTACGTATTAATTCAGCATATTTACCATATACAGAAAGACAAGATGATAAAATTTGTTCATTAGCAGGACATCCAGCAGGTTGGTTATTTCAGTTCACCAGCCTTAGTGATATTCCAGCTTTTAAAGTAGAAGTAAAAGGAATAGTTAATGATAATTTTACTTATCGTTGGTATGATGAAAATGGGAATAGAGGTGTAGATATTGCTATAAATGAAGACGGCATCTATGAATTGCCAATGAGTTATAGTGTAGAAACTAATACTGGAGTTGGTATTGTCTGTAATGACCTTTGTCAAGATAATGTTTGCTTTACTCAACTCCCTGACTACCCCAACCAGCTCTGCTACGACGGCACTATGTACGCCGTCTGCTACGGTTTCCCTATATTAACGGATTACACGGTGATGGCGGATAGGACGTGGTTTGAGAATGAGGGCAATCGAGTATTTATTACTAAAGGTAATATTTGGCCTAATTGTGCATTTGTTTTTGAGAAAATCAACGCCTCATTAGGTAGTGAAACATTTTCATTTTCAAAAAGCACTAACATTGATGATTTAATAGGTAAGAGTGGTATAACTTACCAGACAAAGCAATCTTATAACGGAAAAATTATTGGTGTGGGCACTTCATCAGATGGCGATATATTGCTTATAGGTGGACAGTTGAAAGGAGAGTATATCGGCTGCCATGGCAAAATCATCATCGCCAACCGCAGCTTTACCGAAGGTGAAATCACTTGGTTAAAGGATAATTGGAAAAAGATATGAGAAAGTTACCGTGGATATTAGTTGTATTGCTGGTAATCGCTTGTGTAGCGGCTTGGTTCCGTCCTCTCGAACAGCAATCGACGGAAATCCGTACCGAGACGAAGATACAGACAGTTGTCAAACTTGATACGGTTCTTATCTCTGCACCGATAGCCGTTTTTTGGCAGATATTGCCGAATGATACTATACGGATAGGTGATACCTTGCTTCATCGCAAACGGGTTGTGTATGAAGATAGTCTGTATCGTGCGGTGGTGAGCGGATATGTAGACCCTCGGTTGGATAGTATGACTGTATATCCGAAGACGGTTTATCAGACTGTGACGAACGACATCTATCATCCGGTCGCTATCAAACCGAAGAAGAAGCGTTGGGGATTAGGGTTGCAGGCTGGGTATGGGTATCCGGGTGGTTTGTATGTAGGTGTAGGAATAAGTTATAATCTATTCGTATGGTAAGAAAGAAATTAACGATGTAGAAGTCGGCTTAAGCTGGCGCTCTTTCGGGGGCTTAGAGTGGAAAGAAAGCCCCCAACGTTCAAATAATTATTGCCACATAAAAATTTGAAAAAGCATAAGATACCGCACGTTGGAGGCTTAAATATCTTCAACACGGTATCTTGTGCTTTGTTCGTATAGAATCAAATATTTTATGTGGCAGGGCAAAGATAAATATAAAATTCAGAAAAACTATGTGTAAGTCAGAAATCTTTGCCGAAACAATCAATCTCGTGGCGCAGGAGACCGAAATACCCGCCAGCCGAATACTATCTTCGGATAAGGATACGGAAACCGTAGACGCCCGCTATCTGCTTGTACAGTTGCTTGTCGAAAGGGGAATGTATCCTTCGCAGATAGCTCCTAAAATCCACAAGACCAAACGTGCGATAAACTACATGATTTCCAATTTCCAGGAACGTATGGAAGGCGGGAAAATGTTGAGAATATATTGGGAAAAAATTAGGAAAGCGTTGGGAAACAACTGATTTCATGGCAGTATCGGTATTTATACTTTTGTGATGCGGTTGATTTTGACCGTAATACAAAATATAAATCTCTATGGAAAGAACGTATGTCTTCAATCAAGACGGGAACAACGGAAATGGTGGCGGAAGCAAATTCGACATCATGGCTATGTTGCCCAACTTGATGGGAAGCAAGGGTGTAGACCCCGGACTTCTCGCTTTACTGAACCAGGGACGTGGCAGCCAAGACCAATGGGGCGGCTCGTGGTGGTTCATCTGGATTATCCTTTTGTGGTTCTGTTGGGGCGGCAACGGCTTTGGCAACCGCTTTGGCAATGGTGGCGGTCTGCCTGCCGAGCTTAACGGTGATGTCGGTCGTGAATACCTGATGTCAGCCATTCAGGGCAATGGCAATGCCATCAACCAGCTTGCTTCTTCTTTGAACTGCTCTACCCAACAGTTACAGAGCGCCCTGTGCAATATCCAGGGACTTATCGCCAATGTAGGAAATCAGGTGGGCATGTCAAGCCAGCAAATCATCAACGCATTCCAGTCCGGAAATCAGGCTGTTCTTACTCAGATTGCAGATTGTTGTTGCAGGACTCAGAACGCCATTACCACAATGGGTTATGAAAACCAGCTTGCAATGTGCAATCAGACCAACGCGCTTGTCAACACAGCCAATCAGAATGCCCTTTCATTGCGTGACGGTGCGACCGCCAATACCAATGCTATCCTTGCGAAGTTGGACGCCATGCAGAACCAGGCATTGCAGGACAAGATTGCGGCTCTTACAGCAGAAAAAGCCACTTTGACTGCTGAAATCTCCCAACGTAACCAAAATGCTACTATCCTGAATTCAGTAGGACAACAGATTGCTCCTTTGGCAGCAGGCTTGCAGGCATTGCAGTCCGATGTCGATGGAATAAAATGCAAGATGCCTAACACCGTTCCGGTTGTTTACCCTAATATTCAAGCCATCAACACAGATTGTTTCCGTGCTGCGGCTTTCGGTGCTTATGCCGGTGATGCAATGTATGGGCGTGGCGGTTGTGGTTGTAACAACTACTGGGGTTAATTCCGGTAAGAAAGGGGGTAATTATGTGGCCTAACTTTTTTACAGGATTTCCTTTCCCGTTCCCTACTATTGGAAGGGCTAATTTCAATACCCTTCCTACGGTAGCCGTAACGGTCGGCACGGAGAACGTGACTTTGGAGCTTCCTAACCATGCGTTCCGTAACAGAAGCTATGTAGGCGGTTTCTATGTCAGTCTCCGCCAGGCGATACCAGCCGGCACGACTGCTACACTCCCGATACTGATAGGGACTAACGGGGATACAAGACCGTTGCTGGCTTACAACAATGAGCCGGTGACTGTCGGCAACCTTGCCGGAACGGGTATCTACGAAATTCACTATAACAAGTACACCAACGAACTGTTCCTTGTTAACGGTGGGTATCGTCCGACAACCGCATCGACACCGGCCCCGACAGCAGAAGCAACCGCTCAAAAGAGCAAGTAGTTAACATGGGGCTTTGTGGTTGTTTCCAAAATGGAAATAGCCACTCCCCTTTAAAATCAAACCAATATGTTTCAATCACTTCGTACCAATAACCAGTTGTATATACTTCATAAGGATGCTAACCCGTTTATCGAATACGGTCCGGTAGTCAGCGTTTCCGCTCCCAAGCCGAAATATCCTATGGCACCCCCTATGGGACAGTTGCCCCAAATGGAAATGGTTGTGGACGTCGTTGTCTGTATCAACGGGCAGAACACGACTTTCCAAAATCTACCTGCCGGCATGGATATAGCCGACTTTGGACAGAACGGTAATATCGTAGTGTCATGCTCTCGTGATGCGATGAACAACGAGGTCGCTTCTATGAAACAGAAAAGCATAGACATTATCAACAGCATGGACTTCCACAATTCCGTCATTGCGGGATGTGACAAGATGCTGACGCTCTTGAACCCCGAATTTGCAGAGAAACAACGTCAGGAGCAGGAAATATCCTCTCTGAAAGGGCAAATGGCAGAAATGAGCAAGAACATGTCCGACCTTATGGAATTGAACAAACGGCTTATGGAACAGCTCGGAGTGGCTGAAACATCTAAAACAAAGAAATAATATGGGAATGTGGGAAATATTGGAAGAAGGACGCGGAGAATATGACCGTGACTTCGGTATGAGAGGCGGTAATCCTATGGAAGAAGCCTATAGAGAGGGTTGCCGTCATGGTTACGAGAGAGCCATGCGTGAGATGCAGGGCGGTGAAATGGGCTATCGTAACAGCGGTGGTTCACGCGGTGGAAGCTATAGCGGCGGCTCAGATATGGGCGAACGTCGTATGCCGGGTTACTTCCCGGAATATCCGGTTTACAACGAACGCCGCGATTCACAGCCTTACGGTGATGATATGGGCGAACGCAGACGCAGACGCGCCAACGGAGAGTTCATGTAATGGAGAGGGGATTATTCCCCTCTTTTGCCAATCACTTAAAATCAGGAAAATATGAAACAAAGATTAGATACATACGACAGAATACCGCCTGCAATGGCTGACTATCTCAGCCAGTACGGATGGCATTTCAGCAAGAAGATGTGCCTATGGGCTGTTTCCCGCATGAAGATGGAAAATAAATCTACGGGTAAAGAAGAAAAGCTGGAGCCAATCAGCAAAGAGCAGGTAGAGGAGCTTCTGAAAAAGTACAGTGTAAACCTGGAGAAGGATGCAGGGTACGACAGCGTTTACGTGGCAAACATGGCGAAGTCGGATTACTACAAAAGTTCTATCACTGACGAAGCCCATCTCGCATTGTTCATTAAGGATTACATAGATGATGTGGACGCTTACAATGGAATGCCTTTCACTCGGTTCTATGCCGACTGCATAGGCTCCGGCAATCCTATCATGTGGGAACAGATGATGTAGCCTATGATAATACAGGAATTTTACATACCGGATTATGATTGGGAAGTACGTGTATATTATGCGGTGGACTGCTATTATACCGACCGTATCATCGCCGACCTTCGGCGGGTTGGATGCAGGGGGCTGGATTTGGAGAATGCCTATAAGAACATGCGCTCCTGCAATCTGAATACGGGTATCACTTACTCCAATATCCGGAGCAGACAGACCGTAATGGTTATAGCCCTTACCTCTTCCCCGGCAGAGTTTCAGAACTCTTTCGACCATGAAAAGGGGCATCTATGCCGGCATATCTCACGGGCGTTCGGCATCGACCCGTATGGAGAAGAGGCGCAGTACCTTAGCGGATATGTGGGACAGAAGATGTTCCCGGTAGCGAAGAAATTTTTGTGTGAACATTGCAGACGTAGCTTATGTGGAAAATAGTACAAGCCATTTTATCAGGCAAATCACGGGAAGAAGTATATAATATGCTTTCTCCCGAACAGAAAGAGACGCTGAACGACCTTGCCATAGCAAATGGTATAAACCGCCAACAACGTAGAAAACTTGAACGTGATGCGAAAAAGGGATTACATAGATGAACTGCTTGAATTGGCGGACAATGTCCTTTACATGGACTATTGCCGCCTTTTCCGGGTTATCCAATGGAACGTTTAGAACGCTTTGAACGGGTTCTCCATTGGGTTATACCGCTTGCCGTTTTGGTGAGGGTATTAGCTTGGTGTCTCTAATTCTTTTGCTTTAACCGTATGATTTCTGCCCCACATTACTGCGTTATACAGCGAAGTGGCATACATCTTAATCTCATCCTTGCTTTCAAGGAAATCAACCTTAGAGGCTGCTATCATAGCCTCTGCATAAATCTCTTTGTTTAAAATATTATTCTCTTTCATGTTATCTGCATTTCACTTTTGTAAGTCCATACTTAGCCAATCTTAGATATATCGTCCTTACACTTACATCCAACATTTCAGCCATTCTGCGGGGCGGCATGTTTTCTTCCTTGTATAGCTTGGTAATGTTTTCTTCCGAAAGCGGGTCAACGAAAGGTTTCTTCGGTTCTGTTATCCCCATCCGTTTACGTGCTTTCGCTGCATATGCTTCATTTTGTTTGTCTTTTGTGACGTAAATAACAGTGGTCTTGTTAAGGCGTAGAGGGAATAGCCTTCTTTCCACTTCCTTGTGTTGTTCGGCAAGGCTTTCTACATCCCCGTTGACCGTAGTGTCAATCTTCTTGTATTTGTCCGGGATGCGGGAATGTCTGTCTCTGATTATTCTGTCTGCTCTTCTCATGACTTCTCTTCATTGTCTGAAAACACTAAATTTTGTACTTCTTCTTCCCATATATCTCCCTCATTTCCTTCAAAGTCAAGATATACCGTATCTTTAGGGCTTGGATTGTTGAAACTAGAAAGCAGCCCTATTACCTGCATGGGTATGGAAAGTCTCTCTCCTTGTGGTGACGGGAGTTTTATTCTCACCCGGTCACCGATTTTTAATTCTGTTATATCCATTATTTTATTATACTAAATTTATGATACCACTTGTCCGCATGGCTGAACCATCCTATAATGAATGATTTACCGAAGAGGGTTGCTTTGTATAGTTTGCTCATGTGTTTCTTTGTTCTTTAATTTATCAAGGAACTTGCTATCACCCGAATAATCCGCACCGATAGCCTTTTTGCTTTCAATAATCTGTTCCAAAAGGGTTATAGCTTCCTTTTTCACTTCTTCTACTTCATTATAACCGCAGGCTTTATCAACCAACTGCTCTATAGCCGATTTAGGCTTGGAAAGAGCCTCATTCAACTTTCCCAACCTCCAGTAGCAGTAATCAATTGTGGCGATGTGCTCTAATTTACTCATGGTTATATTATTCATTTATAATTAATTCACACCAACTATTATCGCTTTCCCAAAACCATTGATAGCCGCCAGCGTGTTTACGCTTTCCGGAACAGCAATTCCTGATATTACGGGCGCAAATGCCAGTCTTTCGTTCCGCATCGTTAGAGGACTGGAAAACACCTTGTAACCGTCCGCTCTTTATAGCTACTACTTTCTTTGCATTGCAGCCCGCTATATTAGGGTTTCCCGTTCTCCCTAAGGCTAATCCTTTAATCATACTTTCCCTTTTATGCGAAGGGATGTAATCATCCCATTTCTTCCCCTTGTTATGGGGGATACTTCCTTTCAAAAACCGCCCGTTAATAGGGTTGCGGTTTAATCGCTGTGGAGGTATATATAATTCATTCATCTTTAAATTCAAGTTTTGGGTTACTGGTAGTCTCGATATTCCTTTTCTTTGTCTTAACCATTCTCCGATAAACATCATCAATCAATTGCTTAAGCTCATTGACGTAGCTTTCCATGCTCCAGCCTTCGAGTTGACACACCATTAAATCAAATTCTATTTCTTGTAGCAGCTTTACTTTAAACCTCTCGCGTGCAAAGACATTTACCCGTTGACGCACATTACGGTTAATCATCGGGTCTTGTTTAGGTTCTTTGCTATTGGGGATAGATTTTTTCACGGGGTGATGGTTGTCTGTTATGTTGTTAACATGAACATTCATAGCTTTTACAAGAATTCTTACTCCTCCGTTTAAGACGCTTTTCCCGTTTGTGTAAAAGTCGTATCCGGTCAAAGGAGAACCAGTATGCTTGTCAATAGAGAAGCCTTCAGGCGGTTTATCATAGAGTTCCCAATTCATGTATTTACTCATGGTTGTTTTCTTTCAACAAATTCGGGTTATCGTGAATATTACTAATGACTGTCATAGCATGCCATTCTCCTAAAGGTCTCATGCCGACTTTTTTTTCAAAATCGAATTGTAATGCGTATGTAGCAAGTTCTTTGTTCCACAATACAAGAGCTATATGTTGCTCACACATAAGTATGTCGTCTTCATAGATTTCCTTTTCATCCTTATCGCATAAGCCCGTGAACTGACCTAACGTCTCTGGACGTACAACTGAAACCTCATCATCGAATAATTCGATAGCTACACCCGTCTTGTTGGTAATTTGATAATCACTTTGTGAGCCTTGATATATAATACATCCATTTCCAATATGAATTAAATCGCCATACACCCATTCATTATTATCAACACTTTTCCCTCTGAATTTTATTTCACGCTTCATAATCAATATCTTTTCTCGTTTTTAATCAATCAGTTCAAATTCATAAACGAAGACATAGGGATTACTTTCCCATGTTCCTTTGCCGGAGACTTTATCTATCAGTTCTGCGAATGCGTCACGAGGATCATTGTAGTCGGGTATATCTGCATTATGGAATGAATAAAAAGGAATATCCTTTTGTCCAGCATCCCATTTAAAAATTCCTTCTTTCAGGCAATCTTCATCGCTAATGTCCTGTAAACGTTCAACCTTGATGTCGGTAATACGGATATGATGGGGCATGAGGTCAGCGCGGACAAACATTTTATTAAAAAATCCGCTTCTCTTTGGCATTATAGGATAGCCATCTTCGTCCAATTCGTAATCAGGCATATTACCACAATCGCTATAGTTTTGCGCAATGGCAACAACCTCACCGACTTTATATTTTGGAATATTCCAACCCGTAAAGTCTCCTTTGTCGTTTTTCCAACCAAAAGCATAATTTAATGGAGATACTATGTTCCCGTCATTATCGTAATCATTTGGTTCAAAAACGGGGAATACAATATCATAAGTTTCATTTGGTCTGTCATACTTGCAGACCCTTCTCGTCATAGTCTTCCGACCATCCAATACAGCCTGGGTTAGGCTATATTTATCATTGAACATTATCTTCTTCATTGTATCTTTCTTTTAACTCTTTCAAAACAATCTCCATACCTTCATCCAGTCCTTTCTTGTAGCCTGATATATGCTCACCTATGTTGTAAACCAAGCATCCTGCAACGATAAGAGTAACTCCTACAGTCCTATGCCAATAGAGAAAGGATACACTGAACGGTGAGAATGTCAGTCGGAAATGACCGATGAATAATGCTGATATGATGAATATCGCAAGAAAAAATATTAGGTTTGCTTTCATAATCAATCCTCCACTTTTTCAAAGTGCACATCTTGTTTATCTTGTCTTTCAAAATACAAGCAATAATAATTACAGCATTCCGGTCTACCATTAAAGACGCATTTATCGCATCCGTATATAAAATCGCTATCTTTTTTCACGATAATTTTTTCTCCATTATATTCAAATACCTCTCCGATTTTTCTTTCTTGTTCCATAATCAAATCTCCTCTACTTTAAAAGATAATTTCTCAAGTTTCTCCATCTGCTTACGAAGAGAAGCGATTTTCCTAATCTTCATTTCTTCCGCCTTTTTCAACGCTTCGGATTTATCGGTGAATGCGTTTTCCCCTATACGGAAGTAAGAACATAAACCATCCCTTACATATTCTCTATCTTCAAATCTACTTCTAATAATATCTGTTTCTATCTCTTTAATACCTTCTGTTAAGGCATACTTTGTTATAAATACTTTTGCCATAGTTGTAATCATTTATAAGGTTAAAGTGAATTAAGAGAGGCAGCGGACACGGGGCGAACCCAATCGTCACTGTCCTGAATGTTGTCGTATCTAAAACCGTCGCCCCAACTGAGAATAAAATTGCGTTTGTTTCCTTTTCTCGTAGAACACCAATACCAGTCATCTTTCACTGGTTGTTTTCCGCAGATAGCTAAGGCTGCATTCAGCATAACCTTATGTTCATACCCTAAGACACTCTCTTGTAGTGTAGGAATGCGCCAACTTAATCCACATAAGTCCAATGCTATGACTTTCTCAGCAATTTCGCTTCCGGATGCAGCCAATGCTTTGGTATTGCCTATTCCATCGGTATCCTTCATGCCTTCTTCTGTGGTTGGATATATCTTTCCTGTTTGCTCTTTCTCCCAATCAAGAAGAATATGGGTATCATTATCCATATCTTCCGGATAGAAGAATAAAGCATTGCCATCATGGATAATAACTACACATTGTGCCTGTTCGTTTTCTTCATGCAGTCCCCAAAATTTAGGTTCTACAAAATTCTTATTGACGGTAAAGATGAATACACCATTACCTACATTTTCTTTTGTGTAAATTCCTTTGCTCATAATAGTTATATACTTTTATTCGTTAATCATTAAACAAATCAACAGCTTTCGCAACCCAATACCATATCACGAAATAAAAAGCGTATTTGGCTAATCTTTCGCAAGCTGGTGAAGGCTCTAATCCGACAATGAAATTCCACGTATTATACTCATGTACACAAATTAGATATGATATAATGATAGAAACCAGTATATATATAAATCTTCTCATAATCATATAAGTTTTAATGCTTCTTGTATTCCAGCTTCCAGTGCTTCCTCGTAGGTATTCCACTGTCCACCATCATTAGGACCCTTTAATACCCCATCAGTTATATGAGTGCCATTATCAGCCTTGCATATATCATAGCCATAACCGCAAGCGTTTCTAATGATGGAAATATGCAGGTTCTTTGTTTCACGTAGCCACTTTTGGGCGATATACAACACTGGACACAAAAATTCAACTGGTTCGTCATCTATTTCCGTACAACACGACATACTTTGCGGAAGGTCATATTTTGTAATAACCTTATTGCAGCCTATTATGTGTTCACACTTCCAATCAAACCCCTTCTCCTTCAGCAGCTTCGCTGTTTCTAATGTTACGAGTTCTTCGGTCATAGTTATTTCCCTTTCAATTTCTTTATTAGTGCATCAGCATAGTTAATTGATTCAATAGATATTGTTTCAATTACATCTATCTTACTATCAGGGTGCTCATCCAAAAACATTCCTAAATTTTTCATCCAAAAACTATTTGATATTAAACCTTGTATAGCGGATTTTGCCAATTCATAACGCCTTTGCTCCCAATCAATAGTTTCAAAATTATCAAAGAAGTCGAGTTCTGACACTTTGAAATACCTACCATTCACTAAGGCAGTCCCATCATCATATAAGTCTTCAACCTCCACAATTTCCCCGGTTGCTTTTATTCTCGCTTTCATAACTGATTAGTTTTAATATACCCATTTTCAATGCACCAGCACAGCATCTCGTAGGCTGCATCAATGAGATTTTCTGAATAAAAATAAGATAAAGTACACCCTCTTCCATTATATTCTACATACCACATTCCCTTGTGTGCACTAACTCTGATTGCAAGCCAATAATATTTTTTTATGACAGGCGGCAGCTTATCTAGAATGTCCTGCAAAGTATAAGTAGGGAGTGTTTCCCAAAAATTAGAATCCCGTTTTTGGTCTATTACATCTTCATATATTTCAAGTTCCCATTTTGCATTTTTATAAGAAAGAGCGTAACACCAACACATGCTTCCATCGCTTGTACTCAGTCCAAGCTCCTGCAAATGTTCCATCTGTTCGACTGATAATACATATTTTGATTTCATAATCATTGCTTTTTATTAGGTATTAAATCATCCAAATACGCCCATTTTTCAATGGCATCTTTGGAGCACTCGTAATCATCGCACTCTTCATCGTCCCAGCACTGCTCTGTTACATTCCAATAGCGGACACCGTAACCAGTTCCAGTGCTTAATTTCCCATATACAAGGCATGGTATCTGCGGATAATGTTCATTTTTGTATTCTCCATGAGCTTGTGGCACTTCATCTTTAGTCTTGTGCCACACGCTATTAATGCGCCATTAAGCACCAGCTATATAAGCCCGTTCTGTTACATCAAGTACTGCATCGCGAGCACCGGCATCATAATTATCTTCTTCAAAGTTTATCTCAAAATCGCTTGATTCCAATATCTTTTGGAGATAGTTGTAGGCTGCTTCTTCTACTGTCTGTTTCATAATCAATGACTTTTAATTTTCTTATATTTACCACATGCTAATATTAAATTTCCACTTTTGTGTAATTACTAAAATCACAATACAAGTATTGACACCAACCACCGAAGCGATATTTATCATTTAGATACCTACATTGGGAAGTCCACTTACTCTTTGTAATAATCTCGTACACCGTTCCTTTATGGATGAAAAGGTCGCCGACTTTTAAATTGGAAAGTTTAACTGTTTTCATTTCTTCCTTTTATTCCGTTCCCGATTGTCTTCCGAAACACACATTTTGCACCATGATGTCTTGATGTGGCGATTTTACTCTGTTACCCTGAATCATATTTGCGATTTATGAACAAACAGCCTTTCTACCGCATGTTTTGTTACAGTTTGATTAATAGATGTTTTCAAAGGTCGTTCCCAGATACACATAAAGTCATCGGGTGCATTATATTCTGAAACAAACACCTGGTTGCCGTCTTGTACTTTCTTTCGACACCATTCCCAAAATTCATCATGATTAATGGAATAGGAGTATTTTTTTACTCCCTTATATGGTGGGTCGCAATAGATTATGCTTTTGTCGGGTATATATAATTTTTTATAATCAGACCATACAAAATCAACCTCTTTTAAGTTCTCAACTTGTGACAAAGTATTCCTTATTTGCTCTGATATGTAATCGCGTTGTCCGCATTTACCACCTACGCTATGCCCGGAATATCCCCCGTCAAAAAAACGTCCGTTAAACGAACCCATGAATCCAACCCAACCTATGTAATCTAAGGCAAAAGCATCTGTATGCCTATTGTAGCACTCTCTCACCTCGTTATAAAGATTTCTTTCAATTCTCACAGGTGGAATCCAGCCGTTGATAAGAGATTTCCACATTGCTATCAGATACGGATTGTTATCATTCGCGATTCTGAAACCATCTACTTTATCAATCATATTACATCCACCGCAAAATGGTTCAACATAACACTGTGCAGGTTTTCGGTCTTTCAGGATTATAGGCAAAATATACTTTGCTATTCTTGATTTGCTTCCCATATATTTCATAAACACCAATTTTAACTTAACACCATTTATCCGGCTCGAAATTTCTCGAGTTTCATAAAACACATCCATATTGTCTTGCTCTGTCTTCCGGTAGTATGTCCGAAAAGAGGTTTGAACGGAATAACAGACAAAACTTCCGCAGCTTTTATCTCACTCTCGTTCCATTTGAAAATGAGTGTTCCGTTAGGCTTTAAGACGCGCATACACTCAGTAAATCCGTCAAGTATGAGTGTCTGCCAGTCTTTTGGCAGTTTACCGTACTTCTTAGCCATCCATGAGGTTTCACCAAGTGTTTTCAGGTGCGGTGGGTCGAATACTACCATGTAGAAAGAATTGTCCTCAAATGGAAGGTTGGTGAAATCGGCTATTACATCCGGCTTTATTTCTATGACCCTTGTCTTGCCTCTGTCCTTGGCCGTAAGTGTTTCTGAACGTTTGTCAACAAATAAAGTAAGTGGGTTATGCTTGTCAAACCAAAACATTCTACTGCCGCAGCAGGCGTCTAATATAATTTTGTCCTCATTATTCATTTTCACTAATTTTTTCTATAGATTCTATTGCCAGAAATATCTCATACATTACTTGTGGCGTATTTCCATACATATCCACCAGCTAATTTCCTTTTCCCTTTACATACATCACAAATATGTGCGGCATTTATCCCAGTGATTCGGGAGGCGTCATTTAAAACTTCAAATCTGTTTATCAAACTCCCATCAGCCGATAATTGCAATACAGGCTTCCTTGTTTTCTCTATCAATAAAAAATTCCTTTTACCGTAGTTACAATTATACGATTCGCTACACCATTCGAGATTGTCAACATTATTATTGGTTTTTATTTCATCTTTATGGTTTACTTGTGGTAGATTTTTTCTATTTTCTATAAACGCTTTCGCGACAAGCCTATGCACCAAACAAGTCTTCTTTTTCCCTCTTAATATTAAATTAACTTTTAAATATCCATTTGTCGCTATTGTGGGAGATAAAACCTTTCCATGATATATATGATTCCCTAAAAACATACTGACGCTTCTAATACGTCCATGACTACTGACTTCATATCTTCCATCATAACCTTCAATAGTTTTCCATTCTTCCATTTTCTACAATATTTATTGCTCTAAAAATTTCATATATAACCTGTGGTAAAATCGCATTGCCGTATGCCTTTATTGATTCCTGCCGCCACTTTGAAAAGGCAATACCGTCCAATCTGGTGGAAATCCCATCATCTCGGCTACAAACAGGGGATTGAGTAGGGAAGTTTTCCCAATCAGGCGGGCACACAAATGATTCAGTTCTGATGTCCGGGGACTGCCGTCTTTCCGGTCCTTTGCCGTTCCGGGATTGTGGCAACTTGTCGTTGGTGTAGGTAACATTCCGTGGAAATCCATTAGGCTGTTCGGACGATTGCTTCCGTTTCTTCGACTCGCCATCGTTTTTGCACCTGCATTTTTCAAATCCTTCACCTGTTTTGCATGGTGTATGTCGGTAGACATCGGCGTCGGGAGCAGCCCTACCGGATAGAATGTTGTCTTCCCATTTTCGTTGCATACCTTCAACCCCTGCGTCTGCACGGTGGACAACAATTTTCTCTCCGCATTCAACCTTGCATTCATCGCCTCCTCTTTTGTATCGAAAAATCCGAGGTGAATCCTTTTCCTGTTCACATAGATTATCGCATGCCATTTGTTCCGTCCCTTCGGTTTCCTTACTCCTGAACCTTTCTTCCGATTGTGAAGATTTTCCCAATGAGCTAATATCCGAAGATTTTGCTTTCTGTTGTCCGTTTTGCATCTGTTGATATGGTCCACTTCCTCGTTTTCCTTCGGACAGCAAATCAATCTGTGCATCAAGATAGTCTTCCATTTCTTTCCATCTTCTTTCGCTCTGATTGTTCTGTAAACATACCCTGAATTGTTTATCTTCCATTTCCATTGATTCAGAAACGGAAAATCTTCCGAATCTACAAGTATATCCACTCCCGATGTTGTTGTTATTGTCTTGTATTCTTCTCGCAATAAAGAAGACACGGTCTCTTCTGTGCGGCGCTCCGACGGCACAAGCCGGAATAACAACCGGTTGGACGGAATATCCTTCACGTTCAAGGTTGTTACACACTGTTTCGACGACGTATTCCTGCCGATGCAATATTCTTTTTCGGTCAACCTCTCCGAATAGAGATTCTTCACGTCCCAACGCAGTTTCACTACCGGGTTGTACCATCGAGAGGATTCCAGCAACGTTTTCACCAACAACCCAATCGGGCTGAATCTCCCGTATCGCTCGTAGCATTTCCGGCCAGAGGTAGCGGTCATCTTCCGCTCCCTTTCTCTGTCCGGCACAAGAAAAGGGCTGGCAGGGGAAACCTCCGGTGAGGACATTGATTTTTCCCCGCCACTCTGTAAAATCTGTTTTCGTGATGTCTTCATAACTTTTGCTGTTTGGAAACCAATAATCAAGTATTTTTCTCCCGAACGGGTTTATTTCACAATGGAACACGTTTTTCCAGCCCATTATCTCGGCAGCTATTTCCGGGCCACCGATGCCGCTAAACAGAGAGCCGTGTGTCAATTCGCTTTTCTTCATTTCCATAATTCAGAACCACTCTTCATTCGCTCCAACCTCTACCGAAAGCCGGTCCATGAGGAGGGTTATAAGGTTATAAATAAGTTTCATCTCACTAAACTTTTATTGCGTTGGCAATATTATCCGCATCCGACAGCTTTCTTACCAGCACATCAAACGCCGCCGTGCACCGCTCTGTGTTCATATTGACCGTTTTCCCGATTTTCAAACTATCGGAAGCAAGGTTCATCACCCTTGCCGCATTTGAAAGCTTCAAATATTCCAACGTGAACCCGTTGAACCGTGCATCTTTCTTTCGAAGCTCTTTAATCCTTTCGTCAAACTGGATGCAGGCGTAATCACACAATGTCCTTGCAAGTTCGAACCTTGCAATCTCTGCGGAATGGGATATGCCGTTATCGTCAAGAACCTGCTTGAATTGCCAATACAACATATCCACGTGCTTGTTCACTTCTTCCGTATACTTGTCGTTGCAGTCGGCGAAAAACTCGCTCCGGTCTGAACCGATAACGCTGTTTACAGTACGCTCGTATTCCTTTCTTGCCTTATCGGCATCATTCAAATACCGCTTGAATGCCTGTTTGTAATAAGGCGTTCTTTTCATTGCATGCAGGCACTCGATAACCTGCCCGCAACAAATGTCGTTCGTGAGCAATATGTTGTAGGTGCACAGAACTACAAGGCTCTCATACTTGCTGATTATCTGATTTGCCGTGTCGGTAGTCATTGCCTTGCATGTTCTGCCTTGTTCATACTCTTGTTTCTGCTCTCTTTTGCAAGTTCATCAATCATGCGCTGATACTTCCTTGCCACCAACGGGCAGCGTATGCGCATTGCATTGTCACGCTGCCACTCCAATTGTTCGATTTTCTTTTCAATCTCTATGTCCATGATTATTTACCGTTTGTTTCTTATTTGGATAAACCCTCGTTTTTCGCATTCCTTTAACAGTTCCATATCTTCATCCCTTATATCGCATGGCGTCTCATGATTAACACTCATGTAATCCGATATGCCAAACTTTTTGCATATATCATAGTAAAAGCGTCTTTGCCTGCCTCTTGTCGTCCAACATATTGTAAGTCTCATACTTTATTGTCAAATTTATGCTTTCGCCACTACTTACGTAAACTGATACTACATACACGATTTGCCGCTCGTTTCATGGCTTCTGCATCTCCACTTTCCACAAGCTTACGTTCACGTTCAAGATACTCGACATAGGAAATTCCGTTGCTACCGCGCTCTTCTATCTCCTTTTGGCGCTGTAGTCGGTATTGCTCACGTTCGTAACGCTCAATGTCAATGCGGCGTTCCTTGATATAGTCAAGCATAGCGCTTGTAATCTTCATCGGGTCTATAGCTCCATAGAATCGTCCGTATTTCCCAGACTTAAACCGTGCAATGAAAAAGCATATCTCAGCTGCATTGATGTAATAATACTCAGAAATAAATATCTCTGCTAACTCATTAAGCTGCTCCTTAGCAATCTTGGTAGATACCTCTGCGAAGTCATTGAGTGTACCGAATTGAATTTTCAACCATTCCAAAGGGGTCTCATCTCCATAAGTCGAAGCCAATAGCCCTAATGTAGGTATGGAAAAATTCATGGCTAAATCGGAGTGAGTCGCCTTACACCTAACAATTTTGAACTGCAAATCTGGATTGTAATCAAGTATGAATTGTGCAGGGTCAGGATATTTATTCAATAACGCCCTCTGCTTCAAGTTCCTTTCTTTTTTTTGCGGCAGCTTCTCTGACTGTTGTAGCGACTGCAAGAACTGAATCACGTTTTCGCTGCTCGCTATCCTGTTGATTTTTACTAAGTCTTGTCCCATTATAGTTTCCTTCCAATATTTTAGTAAAGTTTGCTTGTTTGAAAATCCAATCAAAGTCACATTTCCAATTGCGGTCATTAGCTCCCAGCAGAAATGGGGATTGAAGAATGAGATTGAAAACAGTCCTCACTGACTCTTTTCCATATTGGGCTATCCGGGCTTTTACAGCCTTTTTTCTCACATCGGTCATTGATTTTATCTGCTGGAGTCTATCTTTGAATGTGGAATTATAGTATTCCATCAATCCGCTGTAATCAATCTTTTCAGAAAGAGAGGGCGAAGAAAGCTTGTCTTTCTTTGATACTCCGTCAGGAGTATTTTCTTTCTTTTGCTGGGAAGATATATCTATATACTCTCTTTCTTCTTCTTTCTTTGTATTTGTGCCCTCCGTGTGCCCTGATTTTTGCAAAAGTTCGGATTGCGGCAGATTGTTGTTCACAGACTGTGCCCCAAGTTGTGCCCTTAGCTGTGCCCATTCGGTCTGTAATTCTTTGATTTTCTTTTCAATATCTGTGCCCTTACTTGTGCCCTTACTTGTGCCCATTGGATTATATTCTTCATATTTACATAAGGTTATAAGGTTCATTCCTTGATTGCACTCAACAGTTATCATACCTTTCTTTCTAAGATGCACAAGAAAGGAACGCACCTTCTTTTCAGACCATTTCCAACGCTGTGACAGAAATCTTATGGATGCAGGATATTGACCTCTTGAATAAGAGATTTCTCGACCTCCGATACTCTCCTTTCGGGACGTTGCCTCAAATCGTGCAGACTGAATTAAGTCTAACCACGCTTCGCAACTGCTAAAAGTACGGGCTTCATTCCACATTTCATTCGAGAAAAACCTGCGGCTTAGCCTCAAAAATCCTTCGTCCATAGTTTTAGAATCTCACGTTAGTTAATTGCCTTCCGTTAGAAAATACAGCCCACTTACCATTACCGCTATCAAACAATTGTAAATCCGACACCTCTCCGAAACGTTTGATGTTACCGCATAAATCCACAATCCATCCACATTCTTTAGAAGGATGCGGGCGGATGGCACGACCGACTATCTGATACCACATGGCAAGT